TTTAACATTGGCCAGGACTTTAACAAATAAATAGTAGTGGCGTATTAGACCGAGGCATGCATTCCTCCTATTTACTCAGAGTGTAATATTTGATGTCAATGATAGTGAACTACACAGGGGGGAGAAATCGGTAATCTTGAACACAAAGTATAACTGGTATTATAACTTAAAATTGATTACAACTCCCCCCTTGTAGAATGTGTGAATGCAATAACGATTAATTAAATCTTTCTTCACGTTTATCATAATAGTCTGCTATAACATCTCCTTCTTTACCTAAGCTTGCAACCAACACTTCACGCATTGATATACATATAGCTGGGTCTTCTTGGAATCTGTTGAATGCTTCTATTATGGTTCTTGAATGGTTTTCAACAAAGTTAACAAAACTCATACAAAATAATACCCACTTTCTTATTTTATTATAATCAAGTGAGCCACTATGTTGTCTAAACTCTATGGTGTCTCCCCTATCTCTATAACTAAAGTTATTTAGATTGAGCCACTTATATCGTGTAGATGAATAGTGTCCGTTAGGATTAGATGATTTTTTACAATTAGTTTTATCAAATCCTCCTGAGCAATTAGCAATGTATTGAGAAAGCAACCTTAACATTCTTTTATATGTATAAGGAAATAGTTTTTTATTTACTGTTCTTAATTCCCTGTACTTTTCAGGTATTTCTTTACAGTAAGTATTTTTTCTCCTTGATTTAGGTTGAATTCTAAATAATTGCTCTTGCATCATTTGTCCCAGCATAATAGATAGTATACTAAATCTTCTATTGAAGCTAGCACCACCTATATGCACATGAACACCACAGGTTTTGTCAACATAACATTCTCTATTAACAGCTTCGCATATCATTTTTAGCTCATCCATACCCTTGTTACCTTGAAGAACTCCTGTTACATATTCTTGTGCGTCTATACTGCCATCTTCTACACACCTAAGATTATATTTAGTTGTATATTCTAAATAGCCACTACAAGTTTCCATTTCTACGCCAAATGTGTATGGCATTCCATATGTTTCAGTAAACATAGTGTCTTTCATAGTGTAAGTACAATCCCAACACTCATACTCATTGTATTCATCTTCTGGAACCCAATCTTCTCTAGCGCTAGACCATATAAATCCGCAGCCTTCTACTGTGTCACGACACTGAAAATATCTATCAGAATGTTCTGAATACTCATAATCAGTATCCTGATGAAACCAGCCTTCGCCACCTTGATACAGCTCACCATAAATCATTTCTTCATCAAGATAATAACATTCATTTGTCTCACACCATTGTATTCTACCTTCATTTTCATGGTAATATTCTCCATCTGATTCACAATAATTAGCTTCGTCTTGATGACACCATTGTCCATCATGTAACTGAACACAATCATCTTCATGTTGTTCATCGCCATTCATGTCAATGACATAACCTTCTTCTAATTCATATTCTTTTCCCATAATCTAAAATTTTAATATGAATAATAAATCTCGTTAGCCATTTCATCTAATTCAGTTATTGCACTTCTTAAAGCTGTTCTTGAATCTAAATCCATATCAAGATGTTCTTCAAGTTCTTGTAGTTTTAAGCTTATCTTTTGCAAATGTTCTGCTTTAGCATAATCTTCTTCCTCATAATTATCCCAATCATTTTGTTCAAATATATTAGCTTGTTCATAAATGCTTGAGTGTGAGGGTGTTGCAAAATGATTACCATACGATTGCCAATTTGTATTTATAACTTTAGTGGCTGGTATAGGTTTGTGTTTAATGTTAATTGTTTGCAATAATTCTCCATTCTCCCAAATAAATAGTTTATCTTTTTTACACTCTTTTATTTTTTCATTTTTACCTGCTATATTTTCCAGGCCATCTTTGAGTGAACTAAAATAAACACCTTCTTCTTTTCTTAAATAGAATAATGGGTTATTGTGTCGGTATACATAAAGTTTATTGTCACTAGCAGTATATAGCACAGCTTTTGTTCCACCAAATAATCCTAATTTACTAGCATCTCGTTTTTCTCCTAGTACTTTAATAATCATTTCTGAATCAACAGCTGTTTTCTCTATACCATACTTTTTACCTACCTCTTCATAGTTATCTAACACACCATTGTGAGCACCTATAATTCCTTTGTGCTGAAATGGATGTGCATTCTCAGTGGTGTTAGCACCATGAGTACCATATCTTGTGTGTCCTATAAGAACACTGCCTGTATCATTTGATTCAAGCATTGGTAATATATTCATAGACTCATCTAATGTTTTGTATATTTTACCGTTTGCGAACATTCCTGTAGAGTGGCCACCTCTGGAATCATTGTCCGCTAATAAATGTAAAGCCTTTAACACACTTGTGTCTGCTTTACCTGAAAAGCCTACTAATCCACACATATTTATATTTTTTTCGTTATTAATTAATTCATGGTATTCATCTATTGCGTCGAAGGGTATACCATTTACCCCTTCATCCCAAACCCTACTCATGTTTTGGTAAGTTTTCGGTTGCTATTACAAGTCTTTCCTTTTGGTCTTTTGTTATGTTAGCTCTCAAGTTTCCACAACTTAAAAGGTTTTCTATAACCCAAATCATATTTTCTACTCTAGTATTTAAATCTGCTTCTTTATATAATTGAAGATAGGTTTCTATTGTTTCATATTTTTGATTATTTACTGTTGAGTATGATGCACCACTAGTAAAATACTTTGGTGTTTGTTCTTGTCTTAAAAATCCTTCTAAAGTTTCAAATAAAATTTGTTTTGTAATGTTTAAATCAACTCTCATTCTTTTTCTTGGTGCATTGTCTATAAGAAACGCCTTACTATTCTCTAAGTCTTCAAGCTTGTAAGCCTCTTCTTTGATTTGTTTTTTGTTATACATAGGTATAACTGCTTTATTTTTTAGATACTCGCCCAAGGCTTCTCTAATAATAGTATAGTTAAGTTTATGTTTTGCCATAATTTATAATTCTTTTATATTCCACCATACATAATAATCCGATTCTTCATTAATAATTTCTGTTTCAAAATCTGCCCAGTCTTCTTCAAGTTGAGCGTAATACTCTTCTTCAGAGTTGTCATAATTTGAGTCAATAGGATTTAGGTCAGTATTGCGACCTATCCCAAAAATATTTTTCATAAAGTCTACCATGATTAAAATTTGTATTAATTATTACTCGTTATTTACACAAAAAAGAGACGAACAAAGAACATGGGAGGAAAAATTACGGCGCATAATGATAGTGAATAGTTGAGGGCAAAGGCTAGTGGTGGCGTGGGCAAAGGCGGTTGTTTGTAATTGTGCGAACGCAGTGAGCACGCCATAGTCTCCCTGTGACGTACAGGGAAAGTTAATAGATATAAGAGGGTACGTTTGAGTACCCCCTGATATCTGATTGATTACAAGTCGCTAGAAACATCTTCGGCAGACTCAATCTTTTCTGTGTAATACTTAGCGTCAACGAAGTTCATGTTGTTGCCACGTTTGTATTGTGCAAAGCTGATAGGTTTGCCAGATTGTAAATGCTCAAAGAAGTCAGAGACAGTAAGACCATTGTTGTCAATGATAGAGTACAAAGCTTTTGCTCTGTCTAAATCTTGACCACTTTGATGCGCAAGTATAATCTCGTCCATTAATCTGTCAAAGGAAGTACCTCTGAATATCATAGAACAGTAACGAGTTTTGTTTGCGTCAGGTTGTTCTGTTGATTTAAGATTGATTGCGAGTGCAGGTACCAATTCTTCTATCCACTTGTTTTGTTTTTTGGAATAGTATCTATTGATAATCATAATGTTTGCACAGTCAAATGGTTTTGGGTCTGATGTTTCGTATTCATAACCACTTTCTGTAAGTGTTTCAGAGTTCATCATAAGATATTTATATGAAGGGTTGATAGTGAATAGAGAGCCAGACTTGACACCGTTGGTTCTGTCTAAATAGTTAACTTGAATATTGCCTACGTCAGATAATTTCTTTTGTAGGGCTTTAGTAAGTAAATCGTTCATTGCATTAAATTTTATAAATAAGTAATTGAAAGCCTTTAACATATTGGCACTTTCTTATTCCAAAAAAAAAGAGAACAAACAGCTGATACTATTGGAAAGAGGTTGCATAGTAACTTGCAACATAACTCTAAAGCTGAATGTTCTCTGTATATTGTAAATTGTAGGTTGCTACGCGTGCTATGAAACGCTGAATTATCACTACAAGAGACAAAAGAGATTGAACGTGGGACTTTATGGGTGAACATATATCAAAGTAAAGAGGTTCAGCACGAAAGTATTATCACGAACAAGGACAACATAAAAAAGAACAAAAGGGAGCAGGGCGTAGCACTGAGTAGCGCAAAGGCAAGGCGAAAAATTATGATAGTGAAGAGGCTGAGGAATTATATTTCAATCCCCCAGCGTTCGTCTTGACATTTTTTTAATTTTTCTTTTAATTTTATATTATCTTCAATTAGATTTTCTATTGTATAATTTAACTTTCCGATTTTTCTTTCTAAATATAAGATACTTTCTAATTTATCATTCATAGTTATATAATTTATGTTAAGCAATAATAAGAAGAACAAACTAGTAAGCAGAAGGGCAAAGGCTGAGCAAAAAAAAAGGGAACACGAAGTTCCCTCAGATATTATTTGTTGCGTTCAATTAAGAATTTTGCGTCGTTAAATACATTTAACCAAAGAACTTTCCGCTCATTAGAGATGTCAAGCGAAAGTATTTTATTAACGCAGTAATGATAATTAGACATAGCATAATAAATTTATTAAGTTAGAAATAGTTTAGTTACATTATGGGTGACCACATGGTGGATAGCCCACTCCACAGCTTGTTACCATAGCAAGTATAACAATGATACAAATGATAGTGACAACTTGTGGCTCAGGAATAAGTCTTTTCATAGTAAATAATTTAGTAGTTAGAAAATAAGTAGCCACAAACTGATGAACACGATGTATAGACTTGTAATACAAAGTATCACACGAAAAACACGTGGGTTGTTGTAGCAAGTATGAAATACAATAGATAAACCGATACCTATTAGTATGAAGAACAAATACTTAAGTAGCATATTAAATAGTTTAAAGATTAGTAATTAATTATAACACACTACAAAAAAGAACAAACTTGTTATATGATAGCAAACACTCAAATAGTATAACGCATTGTAAAGTATGTTAAGCAAGCACTTGACAATGTCAAATATTTTTCGTAACTTGGGCGGGAGTGGGACAATGACTGTACAGTACTATAGCAAATCATTTAAAGAACAATACAACAACACAACATAAGAATACTGCTACACAATACACATGAGGATAGTGAATGAATAACCTATGCCGTTCTCTTACAAGCACACTAATTTTTTTAGTACATAAAAATAGTACTGAGAGCACTCAAGAACAACCGAAAGGTTTTCCTGAGGCGAATATGTGCTGTTTTTCTGTTTAAATAAAGGAATTGCAAACAATGGGACGGGGGTTCGAAAAAATGGAAAGGGGGTGGTCATATTAGGAATAAGGTTTACACACTTGTAAAAAAATAAAAAAAATTTTTTTGTAGATTTGCATACATGCAGGTATTATTTAGCTTTCATTGGGGATTTGTGTTAGGTATAAGACACTATGAGCCCGATTCAGTACATCCTTACACGGAGGCTCAATTCTTTTTAGGGCCACTATGTATAACGTTAACAGATAAATCAATAGAGGATGAGTAGTAATATAGTAAGCAGTAAATTTATTTACGCTAGACATGTTAGTAGTTTAATACAAGACGACCATCATGTAGACTCTGTATTGTTTCCTGTGGAATCTTTTAGGGGCATGAGGTCTGATGTGTCGACTGGTTTGTGTGCATTTTTTTTTGAAAACCCCCAACAATATGAACCTACAGTTGCAATGAATTCAGCTTATATTTTTTTAGAAGTAGCAACAGGTTCAGAAAAAGAAGTGAGTATTGATTTGGCTAATGAAATAGCTTTTGGTCATGAACCTATAATAGTTCTAGCAGATAATGTTACAAATGAGTATTTCACAGGAGTTGTTTCTACATTGGGTATAGCACAAGATACAACATAATATTATGGAAAAGTTTATTTACATACACGATGGGACAGCAGTTCATCTTTTTCCAGCAAAAAACTTTAGAGGAGGCTCGCCAGCATCAGATACTGTACTAGAAATATGCTTCACCCCTATACAAGAAGACGGAAGAGCTGCGGGTAAGGATAATGATATTGTTGAAATAACAACTAGTAGTAATAATAAACATAAAGAGGTTTTAGTAAGTATAACTAATGAGTTGGCTTTGGGTGAAAACCCATTGGTTGTAATTTTTGATTCTGCAACTTCTGAGAAAATTAATAGCAATATTGCTTCGGTGGCAGTTACTAAATCAACCGAACCGTAATATTTTGCAAAAAAACGCTTCGCGTTTAATTTAGTATATTTGCACCATGGAGAGATACGTTTTGTTTGTAAACACCGCTGCAGATTATTTAGCATATCCGCTAAAGTCTTTTGTTGGCATTAAGTATGCGTCAGCAACCACTATAGATTTATTTTTTGAAAAAGCTCCTTTAGCTTATAAGATTACATTAACTATAAATACAGGAACTGGTGTTCAGACTGCAAGAAAATTAATTGAACTGTTTAGCAAATACTCTGGTTCTGTAATAACATTTGATGAGGAGCAAGGAATATTTCCTTGTGCAGATGTAACAGCAATATCATCATTTACTAAAGTGGTAATAAAATAATGTATAATATAATATTTTCATACGGAAAGGATGTTCATTTAGGTGAATGTGATGTAACTGCAAAAAACACAAATCTTCTTGTGTCTCATTGGTTAGCTACAGATGAGAAATTTAGAGACTTTGCTACATTAGGTCTTGCAGTGGGTGATAAAATTTTTATACAAGACCCTAATTCTTCTTATTCTTATAAGACACTTGTTTCAACAATATCTGGCGTTGCCACTGGTGTAATAACAATGAGTTCTAATGCAGGCAACATAGTTTATGGCGCTGTTCAAAGATATGGTTTTGTAAAACCAATAGTTCAAAAAGAAAAAACACTTATTCTTTATCCAAGGAACAACTTCTGTGGAATGCGTGTGGTAAGTTTTGGAGAGTCATATACCACATATCCTGAAGACATAGAATATGCGGGTGGCTCAACAATTACAAGTACACACTCTGTTTTAGGCATAATGTTTAAGCAAGGCAACAGTATTGAAGAGGTTAGAATTACTGTTCAAATAGATAAAGAAAAAGAAACTATGAAACAAATATCAGAAGTTTTTAGGGAGGAAAATGATATTTTTTTTGATTCTTTGATGACTAAGAAAAACAATGCAATAATAAGTGTTAATAGTATTGTTAGTAACAACACAGCGAGCGGTTATTAGCATGTTGTTATTTTTTTATATCTTTGGGGTATGATAAAAGAAAAAACAGAGTTTGGTGTTATTCATAAAAATCTTTTAGGAGACATGCACCATATTAGCTTTTCTAAAGAATTCTTAAATCTAGCAGAAAGGGAGGAAAAAATAGTTATGAATTTAATAGACAATGACTATGAAATTCTTGACAAAAGCTATTATTATGTGGGGGGAGAAACCCATGAAGGAGCAGACACGTATATAAATTTAAGTACACACGAATATCATGTGGAGTCATACAGTTATGTTGACTATGGTGTTTGGAAGTTAAAGTTTAAAATTAAAAAGAAAAAATAATGCCGAATTTACAAATAACTACAAGAGAAAACATAGTTATACAGGGAAGACAACAAGGGACTACACGAACAATGAACATAGCAAACATTGTTGATGTGTACACTAGAGTTTACTCATTTAAACAACAAGTACTAACATCTCTATACACAACACATGCAGACACAGTATCTGCTGGAGTTTTTGATGATGGTAGTATTAAATATGTAAGAATAACTAGCTTAGGTAAAGAACCTTTGGTAATTAATGTTATGGGGGAAAATAATGTTGCATTTGCATATGAAATAGAGCAAAATCAATCTTTCTTCTTATATAGACACTCTTTAGTTGTTGAGGCTGATGATTCAGATGCAATAACAACTTCAGAAATGACAAGCTTAGAAGATATTGATGAAGTTAAAGCTTATTGTCATAAAGGCGCAGGAAGAGTGGAGGTTTTTATAGCAAGTACTGAAGCAGCTAAATAATAAAATATGGCATCAACATTAAAAATTACAGTAAGCGAAGACTTAACTATAGATGGAACAAACTATTCTTCTTCGCACACCAAGATTATACAGACTATTACAAATGTATATAAACATGTATATACAGCAACTACAACATCATCAACTCTTTTGAATTTTGCTGATGACCATGGAGATGTGGGCACTTTAGATAGAGACACTATAGAATATTTTAGAATAACAAATCTTGATGCAACAAATTTTGTAATAATAGGATTTGAAAAAGAATCATCTACCGCTTCTGGATATTGGGTAAAATTAGATGCTGGAAAATCATTTATAGTGCCAACACCTAACACAACAACAGAACACCCTCAACTTGCTGCTCACGATAGCGCACATGCTGTGCCATCTTTTGTAGACATAGAGTCAGTAACTGCAGATGCAGACACTGCTTCTTGTAAGCTTGAGGTTATGATAGCTATGAACGGATAATATGTATTTATTACAATTAGACAAAAAGGGGGCAATAGTAGAAGAAGACGATGGCTTATATGCTGTTGAAGAGTTTAAAGACTTAGTGGAGGATATGGGTATAAAAGCTATGCTATGGGTGGCTTTAGTGTGTGACTACGATAGTCCATATAGGCATTTTGTAGAAAGAGAAAGAGTTAAGTCTGTAAGTAAGGCAGTATTTGACAAGTATGAATGGAAGGGTATAAAAAATAAAAAAATCGCTGTAGCGATTAATAAGTATAAAGAACTTCAATTCGACCCATTAGATGCTCAGTTAGTAGCTTTTAATGAAAAGATTGACGAATATACTCGTTTAATGAGAGATACAAGGATAAACGAGGACAATGCCGAAAGCATGCAGAAGATAATGATTGGTATTGAAAAAGTTCTAAATACTAGGCAAAAACTCTTAGATGCTATTGAGAGAAGGGGTAGCAGACAGAAGATAAAAGGGGAAGCCAAAATGAGTTATTTAGAAGAGCAAATGAGCATAAAAGATAAAATATGACAAAGCGAAAAAAAATAAAAATAGGGGACAAAAAGTTTGTTGTTGATGGAGACACTTATATGGAAGAAGGTGCTTTTAAGCGATATCAAAAAAATTTAGAAACTGCCTTTAAAATAGGAGGTAAGCTTCACGACGCTAAAAGACCCGCTGACCCATATAAAGAACATGAGCAAAGGGATTAAAAAATATGCACCTATTGTCTATGAAGGTATACCTGACTTAGACCCTGAATCTGTATCGTACCAAGAATTTTGGGAAGAACAGATACATAGATGTAAGTACGGATACAAGCCTAAAGGCATGGACCGTATAACAGGAAAACATTACTACTATCTTAACTTTTATAAGATACTTGGTAATAGTGGTGAAGATGGCAATAGAAAGACTCTTATAGCTCCTTGGTATAGGGATTTAGATAAGTTGTACTTTGACTTATTTGAACAATGTAAGGAGGAAGAGAAAGGGATGATTATTATTAAAGCCAGAGACAAGGGTTTTAGTTATATGAATTCTGCGTTATGTGGACATGAATACACATTTTATCCATATAACGAAGTGGGAATAGCAGCGGGATTACAAGTTACTGCTGATTCGTTCTTTGACAAGGTGAAAAAAGGATTAAATGCACAACACATTAATCTTAGACATTCTGTTTTAAAAGACACATCTGATATTATTAGAAGTGGATATAAGCAGAAAACTAAAGATGGTAAATGGCAAATAAGTGGATATCAATCTGCGATACATTGTAGAACAATGTCTAATCCAGAAGTATTTAAAGGAGAACGTTTGAGTGTTATGATATTCGAAGAAGCTGGTGAGTTTAAAGAATTGCTTAACGCTTATATGTCGTCTAAAGCATGCTTTATGGATGGTAATGTACAGTTTGGTGTTCCTGTTATTGGGGGTACTGGTGGTGATATAGAAACATCATCTAAAGACTTTATGGAAATGTATTATAATGCAGATTCTTTTGGTCTTATACCAATGTTTATTCCAGCGTCTGTTTGTTATCATGGTTTTTTTGATTTAAAAACAGGAATTAGTGATGAGAGTAATGCAAAAAAGGAACTATTAGAAGAAAGAAAAAAATTAGAAGGAAGAGATAGTAGTAAAGCCTATAATCTACATATACAAAACTATCCTCTTACAGTTGAAGAGGCTTTCTTAAAAACTAAAGGAAGTAGGTTTGATTTATCTTTAATTAATGCTCAAAGAGGAAGAATAATGGGTAAAAGAAAATATCAAAACCAAATACAAAGAGGAAGACTAGAATGGTCTTGGAGTGATGAAGATGGGTTTACAGATACTGTAGAATGGGTTGCTGATAAGAATGGACCTTATTTAATTCTTGAACATCCAAATGATGAATACGAGGGTTTAGATATAGGTGGTATTGATTCTTATGACCAAGATACTGCAGAAGCTTCAACATCTTTAGGTAGCGCTCTTATATATAGAAGATTTATATCTCCAGAGCTTCCAAGCGATTATATAATAGCAGACTACACAGAAAGACCTAAAACAGCAGAAGAGTTTTGGGATGGGTGTTTAAAACTAGCAATATACTATAATGCAAAAATGCTTATAGAGTATACAAAAATTGGTATTATAGATTATTTTAAAAGAAAAAGCGCTTTAAAATATCTTAAAGAAAAACCAAAAACTGCACATGCTCCTGGAACATTAACTAGGAACAGATATGGATTACAGATGAATAAACAAACAAAATCTGTAATGGAGCAGTACATGGACGATTATATTAAAACAAATGTTGATGATATATGGTTCATAGATTTGTTAAACGAACTTGCTGATTATGGCACTAGAAATACCGATAGGGCTATTGCTTTTGGTTTATGTCTTATACACAATATAGATATATTTCAAATACAAGCAAGACAAAAAGAGGAACAGGGTAAAAAGTTGGGATTTGTCTACTATAAAAAACAAGGTGGTAGAATAATCCCATATAAAGAACAATAATTATGCCAACTACTAATTTTCCAAGGCAACTCCTTAGTGATAAGGAAAAAGATAAAAAATGGTGTGAACAAAATTTGGACGCTATGGCTCCTTATATTGCACAGCATAATAATAGTCTATACGTTAATGATAGGTATAGGGATATTAAAAATTATCAAGCTTATCACGGTCACTTTGACCCAAAAGATTATGAGCACGTTACTGACCAGTATGGAACTCCATTTCCAGCTCGTATGACCAACTTTAATATTATAGCCCCCAAAATAGATTTACTTACTAGTGAAGAATTACGAAGACCATTAGAAACGCAAGTTAATTCTGTTAATAAATCAGCTCTTAACAGGAAACAAGATGTAAAGGTGGGGTTAGTCGCTGAATCTATATTAAAACATGTTAAACAAGAGGTTAATCAAACCATGGGTATGGATATAGCAGAAAACACTATGGGTATGGAAATTCCTGATGATATAGAGGAGTTTATGAGATACACATATAAAGAAGCTATTGAAGAAACTGTAGAAGATGGATTACACTATTTAAAAGAAAAATATAGATGGAGGGATTTATTTAAAAATGGATTTAGAGACTTTTTGGTAACAGGAAAAGTTTTTTATAAAGTAGAAGTTTTAAATGGAGACCCGCACATAAGAAGAATAGACCCAAGAAATATAGCGTTTGATGCTAATATAGAAAGTGATTATTTAGATAATGCACAATGGGTGGTAGAACAAAGATGGTTAGGAGTTAATCAAATATTAGATGAGTATGGAGATGAGCTTACAAAAGAAGATGTAATAGAATTAGAAAACATGAGACATATATCTTCTGGAGACGAACTTTCTCATTATAATTCTAATTTAGATTGGATACAATATGACGCTAATTCAGGCGTAAAAATAAGATTAGTTCATGGTGAATGGAAATCAATAAGAGCAATAAAAGTTAAGGTTTCCCCTAATAAATATGATGAAGCTAATCCGTTTAGAAAACTTGTTAAAGACACATATAAACCAAGAAAAGGAGAAGAGGTAGAAACAAAACATGTGGACGATATTTGGGAGGCAACTAAAATAGGTGGAAAAATAATGGTAAATTGCAGAAGAAGACCGAATCAAGTTAGGTCTGTGGATGATGCTGGAGCTACGCCATTATCTTATACAGGATGTGTGCACAATCTTTCTTCGGGAAGAGTAACAAGTTTAGTTGATGTTCTTAAACATATACAAATGTTATACAATGTGGTAATGTACCATATAGAGTTGACATTATCTAGAGCTGGAGGAAAAGCTGTTGTTTACGACGTATCACAAATGCCATCTAATATAGGTATGGATATGCAAACAGTTCTTTATCACATAAAGAATGATGGTATAATACCAATTAATTCTAGAGATGAAGGAGCTGATACTGCAAGGTTCCAGCAATTCCAGCAAGTAGATTTTACTTTATCTAATTCTGTACAGCAATTAATCAACCTAAAAATAATGCTAGAGCAAACAGCTGGACAAGTTTGTGGTATATCGCCACAACGTGAAGGAGCGGTTTCTCAATATGAAGCAGTGGGAAATGTACAAAGAACAGTTGTTCAATCTAATTTAGTTACAGAAAATTGGTTTTTCCAACATTCAGAAGTAAAGAAAAGAGCTGTAGAAAGAGCTTGTAATTTAATGAAGGTATGTTGGGCAGAAGGTAAAAAAGCAGGATTTATCTTAGGAGATGGTGGTTTTAAAATGTTAGATGTTATGCCTGATGTTGCATTAAACGATTATGGTATATATATAACGGAAGGTGGAAGAGAAGATGCTATTAAACAAGCTATAACACAACTTACACAATCAGCATTACAAAGTGGTAATATTGATTTATTAAACGTTATAAAAGTTCTTAAATCTGAAACTCTTACTGAAGCAGAACATATATTAGAAAACGGAATTAAAGAAATGCAAAAACAGCAACAAGCTGCACAAGAAGCTCAAGTACAAGCTCAACAGGCTGCAGCAGAAGAGTCAATGGCTCAAAGACAACATGAGATGCAATTAAAAGAAATGGACATTCGAGGTAAAGTTGCTGCTGCTGAAAAACTTAACGAAGGTAAAGTTGCTGTAGCTAATATACAGGCAGACTTAGAGGCTGATATAGAGGCAGATAAGCTTAAAACATCTTTAGATAAAGAAGTTGTTTCAGCATCGTTTAAACAAGAGGCAGATAATGAAAAAAGAAAAAGCGATGAAAAGAAATTAGAAGAGGATAGAAAGTTAAAAAGAGAAGAAATGAGACTTAAGCAATCTCCTAAAAATCAATAAAAAAATAATAACTATCTTTGTACAAAGCAAAGAGCAAAATTTTAAATTATGAGCAAAGAACAAAAAACAGGCGAAGACCTAATAGAAAAGGTTGAGCAAGAAGTTGCAGAAACAACTGAAGAAAAAAAAGAACCAGCATTTGACCCTAAAGCGTTTAATGCTAGTGAGAACTACGAAGAGCCTAAGGTAGAAGAGGAAAAAGAAGAGCCTACTGCTAATGCAGAGGAAGAAGAGGGAACAGACGAAGATGATTTTACTTGGGATTCTGTAGAAACGGAGTCTAAAGAAGAAGAAAAAGAAAAGGAAGAAGATGAAGATTGGGACGCTGAACCCACAGCTGAAAAAGAGGAAAAAGCAGAGGAGAAAAAGGAAGACACTTCTAAAGAGGCTCCTTATGACTGGGAAACTTTAGCTTCTGAAATAGGGGTTAATGCAAAGGATGAAAAAAGCTTTAAAGCTGCAGTAAAACAAATGCTTGACAACCCTGTCCCTGCAAATGACACAATTACACAGTTGCAGGACTTTTTAAAAATGGGAGACAGAAAGCTTGTAGAAGCGGACTTAGAAGCTTCTGGAATGGAAAAGTCAGAGATTAAAGATACTGTAGACAGAATGCAAGATTCTGGACTTTTAAAAAGAGAAGCTGTAATGCTTAGAAAAAATTTGCAAAACTATATTGCAAATGAAAGAGATAGACTGAGAAAGATAGAAAAGCAAAGAGTTTCTGAAAAAGAAAAAGCTAATCTAGAAAATAGAAAAGCTTTACAAAATTATATTAAAGAAAAAAATGATTTCTTTGGAGGTAAAATTAAAAATACTGAGAAAAAGGAATTATATAACTACATAACATCTGGGGATTTTGCTCAGGAACTATACAGTAATCATGCCAATGTTGCGGATGCTGCGTTTTTATGGAAATATAAAGACAAGATTTTTAAGATGTTGCGAGGCCAAGGAATGGAAAAGGGTAAAGCCGCTGTAATCAATAAGATTACTAATCCAAACCTAGGTAGAAAGTCTCAACATGTTGACACCAAGGTAAAAGGTGGTTTTGACCCTGTTGAGTTTATGAAGTAATAAATAAAAAGGCAACGCTATTTTATTTGTTATTGTGTATTAATTTATTTATAACAATTAAAATTATTTAAAAATGGCAAAGATTTATACGGGTACGTATGGAAAGGACACAACGGACGAAACGGCGTTGGTAACCAACTTACTAAAATACCCTGAGATTGGTAAAAAAATCATCTCACAATATCCACGTTTCTCTCTAACATATTTGTTAGAAGCTGCAGGTAGAAATGCTGCAGAAAAAATTATTGGCGACTACGCTTTCGAATGGAAAATGATGGGTCGTTATAGAAAACCAGCTGTAGTTCACACAGGAGCATCTCCAAACGTTTCTGCAGGTGCAACTTTTACAGTTACTCTTAAGCACGGTTCTGGTGACCATGGTGACAATCTAAATGTAAATGACGTAGTAAGAATGCCTTCTGGAAATACTGCTATAGTAACTAGTGTTCCTACAGCTTCTGGAAGTTCTAACGTTGTTACACTTAGAGCTATTGACGCTATTAACGAAACTACTGTAGCTGGTGATATCATTGGTTGTATAGGTAGTGCGTTTAACCAAGGTTCTTTAGGGTCTGAGGTTGGACAAAACTACGCTTACCCAGATACTTACAAGAACTGGTTAACTCTATCTCGTAAAAAATGTAAAATTATGGGGTCTGACTTAACTGATGTTACTTGGATTGAATCTAACGGACACCGACTATGGTATTTTACAAAAGAGCAACAAATGACTGACCAATTCATGTATGAGCTTGAATTACAAAGATGGTACGGAAAGAAATCTAGTACTATGAACGATAATTCTGCTGACTTCCCAGGAGACACTGGTATTAAAGGCGGAGAGTTTGTAGCTGGAGTTCCAATGATGGGTGATGGTCTATTAGCTCAAATTGATGGTTCTAACCAAGCAACTTATACTGCTGGTGCATTAACAGAAGAAGACATCGTAAACTTTATAGGTACACTTTCTAAAAATGCGTTAAACGCAGAAGGAAATGTATTTACAGTATTTACAGGAACACAAGGACGAATTGACTTCCACAGAGCAATGAAAGACTTGTTAGTTTCTCAAGGTGCTGGTGGCGCTTCTACTTTTGCTGGCAAAGGTGGTGCTGACATTACGTTAGGCGCTAACTTTAGTGAGTATAATGTTCTTGGTAACAAGATGGTATTAGCTTACTGCCCAGTATTTGATGACCCGAACTTACACAATTCTATTTCATCTACATTTGATTCTTCAAATGAATCAGGTAAAATGGTATTTGTAGACATGGGTATGCAAAACGGTGTTAGTAATGTAGAGTTGATTGCTAAAGGTGCTGAAGGTTTTAACAGAAGTTTTGTTAAGAAATATGTACCTGGTATGGTTAACCCTTATGACTATAACTCGATGATGGCTGCTAATGGTGATGACTTCTTTGAATGTCAAATTCTTTCTGAATCTGGACTTATTCTTAGAAATCCATTATCTTGTGGTATATTATCTAATTCGTAAATTTAATTGATGGCGACAGGGGAGTTTATTCTCCCCTCTCCCTATCTTAACTTTAAAAAATAAAATAAAATGGCTAAAATGAAATTTTTATACTTTGATAACGATAGCGATAATGCTATTGCAATTAATGCAAGTCAAATAGTTGGTATCTATATTCAAGCTTCACAAGTTGTTGAAATCTACGGAAACGGAGGTTTAGGTGGAGATGATGTAGGTTTCCATGTAAGACTAGATACTGTAGATGGTAAAGAATCTGATGTTATAAAGTATTTAATAGACCTTATTGCAACTCACAGAGATGCTACTATTACTGTTGCTGACGATAGAAACAGTAAATATGTACATACTAATATTACTGGAGTTAACGCAATTAGTACAGGTGTATAATAAATCAATGTGACGAGGGGGAATAGTTAACCCCCCTCTAATCATTTAAAAATAGGAAACTAAGTGTTAACTTTAAAATTATTAAAAAATGAAAGATGTATTTAACGTAAGACGTTCAGCTGATTCAGATGATGTCTTAAAAAGCTTAAATGGTTCGTTCATCCAAACTAAAACAGTTTCGGCTGATGCAACTTTGGAAGATACGGATTCTGGTAAAGTTATTTTACTAGGCGCCAATGGTGTAGATGTTACTTTGCCAAGAGCTGCAGAAGGTTTGAATTTTACAATCATATTAACTGCTGATTATGACACAGCTGTATGTACTGTAGTTCAAGGTAATGCAGATGATGACTTTTATGGAGCTATATATGGCTCTACTCAGGGCGAAAATGCTGGTACGGATGGTGATGTTGCTGCTGGGGCTAATACAAAAATCACTTTTGCTTCTGCTTCTTTAAAAGGAGACAGAGTAGAATTGGTTTCTGATGGAACTGGTTGGTACGCAAAAGCTTTTGCACAAAATTATGCTGCTATCACATTTGATAACTAGTATATAATTTATACTTATCCCCTCTTCGGAGGGGGTGGGTATTATTATTATGGCAAGGACAATATTAAAATATAACCCGTCCACAGGGAAAGTGGAAGAGCACTCGGAGTCTACTCCTAAGGGAGGGTGCAATATATTAATTAAACAAAGCGGGCCAGGCTTGAAGTGGACTAGCAAGCATGGACAAAAATTAAAAAAATAAGTTATGAGCAAAACAGAACACGCGGTATTTTACAGAAGTAAAAGCCCAACTAAAATGAGTTATGTCTTTTTTGGAAACTATAAAGACAAGACAGGTAAAATGCACACATATACAGATGTAAATGGTGTAGCGCATAGAGGATTTCCTAATACGCAACCTGTTATAAGATTAAACATTAATCTTGAACACCACAAATTAGTAGATGAATTTTTAAATGGACATCCACTAGTGGAAAATGGTTCTTGGATAAGAGATGACGCTATTGTAAGACAAGAGCAAGAAGCTAATGCAATTATGACGTCAGCTAATGCTGTTATGGAAGCTGCTAAATTAAATATGGCTGAAGTAAGAGAGTTAGCGAGATTATTAGGACTAAACCTAGATTCACGTGATGATATTCTAAAGGCGCATGTATTAAAAATTGCTGCTGAAAATCCAGAATATTTTATGAGAATGTGGTTTGATGAAGACAAGCACTATAGAGTATTTGTTTTAGAAGCGCAAGAGGCTAAAATTATAACTTGGGAAAAAGATGTATTTAAGTATGGTTCACAAACTATAGGTATATCAGAAGACCAGGTTATAAAATGGTTTAAAGACAATAAAGATATTTTTGCTTTACTTAAAAGCCAATTAAATGGTAATGGTAAAGTTGAAATGGATTTAGTTGAACAAAAGCAGGAGGCTACTAAAAAGAAAGTTAAAAAATAGTAGTAAATGATTAATAGTTTAGCAGACGCACAAGAAAGAGTCAGGCTTATATTAGATAGGGCTGACTCTCCTTGGCTAACAAGCACAGAATTAAATGGATTTATAGAATTGTCTATAAATGAATATCTGCGTGAACGCGTTAATGTTTTTGGTTCAAATCAAAAATTAAGAGATGATTTTAGCAAGTTTGTTAAAAGTGCTGTGTTTAGAATACAGCCTTGGGGAGATGAGGATGATGACCTTCAAACTTATAAAAGACAATTTACAAATTATGGAGACACTGGAAATTGGTTGGGTGGCTCTGTAACAGCAACATATCCTGGAGGTGAATGGGGTTATTCTACCACCGCAGGAACAGGATGCTATGTGGGTGAAATAAATTTTGGAACTCTTTTAGAAATTAAAGTTAAAAGAGGTACTACTGGTTTAAGTGAGTGTAAAATTATGAGCATTGATGATGCTTTAAGAGCATCTAAGGACCCTTTTAATCAGCCAGGAACAGGAAGTGCGTATCACGCCGTAAGAGTGGGTGATTACTATTGGGTTTTACCTGGAATTACAAATGTTAATTATAGTGTTGTAATGACCTATGTTTCTAATTTAAATAGTGCAAGTTATATAACATGGTTGCCTGTTCATGCAAGAGAAGAGGTTTGTCAGATTGCCACTAGAAAAATATTAGGAGCAGTTGCAGATGAAAGAATGCCTGTTGCTGATAATGAAATAAAACAATTAGAGGGAAAATAATTTTGCTCCCTGCTTTGTGATGAGGGGTTAGGTTCGCCCTGCCCCTTATCTTTTTAAATATAAATTATGACTTTAAACGAAATAGCATATAATATTAAAAATATAGTAGAGGGAGGTATAGCTGGTGAAGATTCTAATTTGTCTCTTTCCCAGATAAAACACATGATACATTATCATAGAGCTAGTTTGCTTACTAAATATACAGATAGCGGAAGATATGTTTCTGAAGAATGTTGTTCAATTATAACAGGAAGTAATGAAGCTCCTATATTTTTTGGTAGACTTATAGGCTGGCCTAATCTTCGAGCTATTAAAGAGGTTATGTTATCTCAGCCTACTTCAGGCATTCCTAAAATAATAAACGTCCCAGTTTTTAATTCTTCCGAAAGAGACTTTGCGCTATCAACAAGGTTTGCCCCTAATGAAAGTCAGTTATTTGCAATGTATACAGGCTTGGGAAGTGTCGTAATTATTAACAGCGATGGAACTAATCATTATGACGCAAATGAAACTATAACTATTAAAGCTGTTTTAGATAACCCAGAAGCTGTAACTATGATATCAGGATATCCTATACCTGCAGACCTTATAGAGTCTTTAGTAGAAACTGTATTAGCCAAAGAATTTAATATATATTTAAGAGTAAGTTCGGATAATACAAATAATTCTGTAGATGATAAGATGGCAAAAATGGCAGCACCACAAACAAAAGCAGCTCCTAGTGCAAATGCTAGGTCAAAAAGAGCAAGAACTAGATAAATATGAATATAAGAGATTTTAAAGAAAAATATACATTTTTAAAAGACATATATAATAATATAAAAAAAAGCATAAAAGTAAAGGGAAGCAGAAGAAGTAGACAATTAAGTTATACAGAATATAGAAAAGTTGTAAGTAAGTATTTTGATATTTTAATTGAAAACGTTGCAAGGGATAGAGAAAAGTTAAGGTTGCCAAAAAAATTTGGAACTGTTTATGTTAAAAAATGCAAAAACAAAAGACCTTTTCACATAAGAGTTGATATTGCAGAAACAGAAAGAACGGGTGAAATAGTTAAATACAAGGTTCCTATACTAGACAATTATTATAATAAGTTAGTTTGGTTAAGGCCTAAAAAATTTAAAAAATGTAAAGTGTTACCTTTGTATAGGTTTAAACAAGTTATTAAAGAGGTAAAAGAATACTAATATGAATGGATTAGCTGGAAAAAGAGTAAGTGTTAAAAGAGTTGTAGCAACTGTAATGCGAAATATGGATATTTCTGACGCTTCTAAAAACTTCTATAATTTTGTAGAATGGGCTTTTGAGGCAGAAAGAAAAATAGGTTCATATAAAACTTTTGTTAAAAAAACAGCAACTTTAAGTATTGCTAACAAACAAGCTTCTTTACCCAATGACTTTTTAAGCTTAATAGATGTTAAAAAATCTGGCGACGCTTCCAGCTCAACATATTTTTCTCAAAGCTCTGCAACTTTTCCCGCTGACACAGATAGGCAAAATAGTTTTTATTTAACTGAAGATACAATAAACGTATCTACTAATGATGTTTCATCTTTAGATGTTGCTTATTACGCTATAGACACTGACGAGGAGGGATTTCCTACTATTGCAGACAATCACGAAGACGCTGTGTCTGCTTATATAATGTGGAAATATAAAGCTAGAGATTATTACAATGGAAAGCTTGCAAGAGCAATATATGTTGACATGGAAAGAAATTGGTCTAGGTTATGTGCTCAAGCTAGAGGAAATGACAATATGCCTACACCAATAGAAATGAAAAAAGCTGCTGCAATATGGAACACTTTAGTTCCTGTTAAAAGTTTAAATGGATTACTTAATGTATAATGAGAAAAGCTGGAAAACCAAATAGTTTTTTTAAGGGAATGAAGGTTGATATGGACCCCGCTGCTCAACCAAAAGACTCATATAGATTTGCCAATAATGTAAGACTAACTTCTTACGCTGGTAAAAATGTTTCTATACAACCATACGATAGCGATAGACTTTGTTTTAATCTAGTAAGTGAGGTTTCTACTTCAGAAGGTTTTAATATACCAAATCCAATACAATGGGATTTTGTGCAAACTGAGTTAAACACATATGATGGTAGCATTGCAACAGGTTGGTCTGATTTTTTTGCTTGGGATACTATGACTGAATCAGGAACTTATGGAGCAAATAGTTACTTGGCAGGAATGGATTTGCTTCAATTTTTTCAAACAGGAGACATGACCTATATGGGTTGGGGAACGAATAATTTTAACAACTTGATTGCAAATGCAACAGGATATGAAAATTATTCTGGAATGGAAACGATTGCATCTCTTATTCAAGATGCTTCTGGAGCAACAGATTGGAATACATATAGCGGAATACTTTGGCCTCCATCAAGTATACTTGTTTCTTTTTATAATTATTTTGTAGAAAGTGCTTCTTCAATTCCTATTGGATATATAATATCTAGTGAAAGTGATGCTCTTGGCTTAAGCTTTACGGCAACATTAACATTAAGCGATGGAAATGAGTTGGTAGTAGATTTTGATTTACCACCAGAAGTTACAGCAAGTTATCTTAACGCAAATCCAAATACCCTAACAATGCTTGTTGCTCAAGCAATTACAAATGCTGAAAATTATGTAACAGCTAGCGCAACATTTTCTCCTAGTGGACTGCAATTAGTTTTTAATTCTTCCACAGATGCTTATGTTACAAATCTTACTGTAACTACAAGTGGTGAAATTTTAACTAGTGCCAGTGCTAATATACCTTTTAATTATGGAGTAATTCAAGACACTTCTGATTATGATGCTATTGCTGATTTATGGACAAGCTCTGCAGACCAATGGTTTTTAGACACTTATGATATAGATTTAAGTCAAGGAGCTGCTGGTTCACTAGGTGAAGCTTTGAATCAAATAGGTTATTTTATTGCATGGAATTATGGTGCCTGGTTAGACCCAACTACTGGTGCAGTAGAATACCCTGAAGACCCTGAGCCTATAGTGTTAACAAATGTAGAGCTATTAAATGTTGATTGCACATTAAATGAGACTAGCATTAGTGATTATCAATATGATGGAGAAGGTAATGATGCTAATATGCAAATTTTAGGACATTATTCTTTTAGTGATTATTTAGTGCTTTTAGGAACTTGGGCAGCTGCTGCTGACAGCGATGTTGAAGAAACAGTAGATTTTATTATAAAAACAGGTCAAAAAAAAGATGGCTATTTAACTACTCCTGAAAATTTTGTAGAAGGTGATATTTATGAAATGTTTTTTGTAGGTCAACTAGGGTTTAAAAGAAAGAAAAAATTAAAAGTGGTTGGTGTAGAAGAAAGCTCTAGTATTAGAAGATTGTATTTTACAGATGGAGATATACCATTAAGAACTATAAATGTTGGTGCAAATCCTGGTATATATGCTGAACAAATAAACAATCCTAGTTTTTTTGATTTATTTGTTGAAGCAAATTTATCAATTCCAAAAGTAACTGGATTTACAGAAGGTGGTTCTTTAGACGCAATAGCGCATTCATATTGTTTTAGATATAAAACAAAAGACGGAAGATTTTCTAGAATATCTCCAGCATCAAATCCAGCATCATTACCTGTTAGTTCCAAAAGTGTTCCTGCTGCTTTTACAAAAGGAGGAAATGCTAATGAAAACACAGGAAAAAGTATTACAGGTACTATAGAAAATGTAGACACAAAATTCCCTTTTTTACAATTAATACACATGCCTTATGTTGGGGGTGCTCCTGCAAATGGAAAAGTTATTAACACCTACGCAATACCTGAAGGTGGTAGTAATATAAATATAGATTGGATACATACAGGCCAAGAACAAACTACTGAAGAAATTATAGTAGAACAATTTGGTACAGATTTTGTTTCATGGGACACATGTAAGGCTTTAGAGATTAAAGACAATAGACTGTTTTGTGGTAATCTTTTAGGAGCAAGAGATGAAATAAACACAGACTTTACAGTGGTTTCTTATAATTCTAAAAACCAAAACCACACATATGAAGGGGGTAATCCTCATTTGTATCATGACCTATTATATTCTCATGGTGGTTTAACTTTTGGTGCAAGTGGAACTAACCCTAGTGTGGTAAAACCAGAAACAAATAGTAATGGAACATATTGTAAACCTAATGATGTAGATTTATATAGATATATTAAAGGACCAGGAACAGCAGGAGAAACTAATGCAGGTTTTTATGATTTAAGAAGTAAACATGGAATACCTCGTTGGGATTCATCAGGAGTCTTACAACAAGTTGAAAGAAAAAGGGGAATATTTGGAGCTCAAAGTAAATACTTTGACGAAGCATTGCCAGGAACTGAAGATGCTCCAGAATATGAAGGGGTAAGAGTTACATTTAGAGTTTTAGGGGCAAAAGAAAGCCCTGGAAAACCTATACAGCTTGACAAGACAAATAAACTTATTAGCACAGGAAATTTTGAAGGAGCTCAGGCTCCATTTTATGAACTAGACATAGATTCTGGGGAAGGGGGGTATTATGCAAGTTATGCTAATCCTGTTTACAATTCTAATTTTGTAGGATATAGAAGGGGTGAGGTTTATAGGTTTGGAATACAGTTTTATGACAAAAAGGGAAACCCTTTATTTGTAAAAAGAATTGGAGATGTAAGAATGCCAGAACATAGTGCTGAATATTTGGAGCCCCAATATGCTCCAGGAACAAGTCAAATTGCAAGGTCTCGTCCAGCTTGGCCATATTATTTTCAAACAAGTAGACACGATTTAGATGCAGGGTTTTTAGATTATCCTAATAAAACTTGGGATTCAACTACAGATTATGAAATACCATATAGTAGTAATTATCACGGAGACCACCCAGGAGAGGGTCAATATGGATGTCCTTTGTATCCATATTTTGAAGTAAAACTTTCTGCAGCAACATGTCAAAAAATTAGTGGTTATTCAATAGTAAGAGTGGAGAGAGATGATAATAATAGAAGTATTGTGACCTCAGGTGTTTTACAAAGAGCTGTAAGATATCAAGATGACAACGGTTCAGTGTGGAATTATTTTGGTCAACATGAAGACCCTAATAAATGGTTTGGTGCTCAAAGAGTAGAAATGGACGGAAGATATGGAAATGACCCAATGCCTTTATGGACTTTAACGAGTCAGTCTTATAGGTCTAATAGATATGGAAACCACAGAACTAATTTTAATGACACTTTTACATCAGCAAATGCTTATTTAAGCTTATCAGATTTAGCAAATGGCGCTGCCTGGGATGGTGGCCCAGCTATAACAGATAATCCAATAGGGGGTGATGACTATTGGCATTTCTCTAATGTGTACACTTTAGATTCGCCAGACGCAATTATTAACGACGAGTTTAATTTAAACTTTGCATCAGGAGATAGATTAAAAATAACTGAACAAAGATATGCTGTAAAACAATCTGTAGAAAATATAGGGGGACCAAGTAATTGGCCGTTTCAAACTTTCTTTAATCACTACTTGTCTGACGGAATGTATGCAGAAGTTGATGCAGATGAAAACCTGCCTAATGACACAAACCCAGATTACAAGCAACCAAAGTTTCATTTAAACATGTTTACATGCATGATTGACCCAGCTTTATTGGGAGGAGGTACAGCTTTTTATGGAGGGGTATCTGTAGACTTTGGTGGTTGGGCTCACAAGTTTAGTATGCAAAATAGTTTTTCTACTTCATGGCAACAGGATTGGAGAATATTTCAATATAGATTTAATTATGATGCTTTAAGTGGCACTACACCAGGTGATGACACTGCGCAAATGGACGATTTATGGGCTGACCCATCCGATTTACCAAGTCCACATGGCTCAGGTAGTAACTGGAATAGGGAGTTTAATACAGGTCTTTACGCTAAATATTATACCAAAAGAATTGGAGCTTATCCTATGTACGGTATGGCAAGGGGAGATTGGAATAGTTTTTCAATGGGAAGCACTGCAGGCGCTTATGATGTTCCTAGTGGGCTTGGAGATGGATATAGCATGGTTAGTAGGAGAAGGTGGATGGCAACTGCACCAAGTGGCTCAGGAGGATGGTTTGGAGGACAGGGTAGTAACAGGTGGTATAATCCTCAATTTGTAGGAGGAAATGCTTGGGGGGACAGCGACGATATATACGAAAACTTAGAAATGGAGGACCATTATCCTAATGGAGCAAGAGCAATGAATATTATGCCAGATATAATATCTAATGCTCATAATGATGGTGCTACTAACACATCATTTGAAAGACTATGGACAGATAAAACTCCTGGAACTGACAATCATTGGAACGAGTCTAATATTTTACATGCACAAATAGTTGGCCCAGGGCTAGAGGTTTCTAAATCAGCATTAGGCTCTAGTAGACCATTTAAAAATGCAACTATGTGGCATGATTTCTGTAAAGGAAATAATAAATTTAGTTTAGACTCTAGTAGAGATGATATAAACTTTGGTTATGGTTGCAACGTGGACCAAGAAGAAGATAATGGTCTTGATAAAATTATGACATACACAGAGGGGTATTCTGATTTTTCACAAAGCCACAGAACGATTGTTTTAAGTTTACCCACTCACGGAATGCTTCCTATAACAAGACATTGTTTGCAAGATAATAATTGGAGAGAAAGAATTTCTTGGGTTTTTGGGGGTAGTCAAACTCAAATGAATTATGGGTCTGAATATTCAGGGTCTATAACTGGTAGTAATTTTCCAATTTATGCTGATGATACTCGTAGTAAAACACAAGGGGGTAGTGGATGGAGTAAATATTCTCCAGAAGTAACAATGGCTTCAATATCAAAAAAACAATCATTAGCAACTATGTATGGTGGCAATAGTTTAAATTCTTTTCAAAAAAATAGATTTATATCTACAGGCCATTTTCAACAAGTTAATCAAGACACTCAATTTACAGCGGTAGGTAATAACGGTAATCATGTATTTGGTGGAGACACTTTTATATGTAACTTTAATTTAAAGAAAAATCACGACAGTGCAGCAGAAAGAGTTTCTACAGACCCAAATGGTTACACAAAAGATGACGCAAAACAAGGGGTTTGTATAGCATACACTTGTCCTGTAGAAACAGAAACCAATTTAGATTTAAGACATGGTTTCTTTTTTGGCTCAAGTGGTGATATTATACCAAAGGGAATACCAGATGATTTTGGGGCAGCAGCATATAATAACTCTTATGATGCTGACAATATACTTCAAGCGTTTTCTTTACAGCCAGTAGATTGGGTGGGAGAAACACAATGGCCATCTACAGTAGCTTTTTCTGAAGCAAAATTTGCTGGAGACTTTAGTGACGCCTTTTCTATTTTTCCCCCAAATCAAATAAGAGATTTAGACCACTCTAAAGGAGAAATTACACAAATGTTTAAATTGCAAAATAATTTATTTGCTTTACAAAATAGTGGGACTTGTCAATTAACTGTTAATCCTAGAGTAATGATACCTACAGGAGAAGGGGGTGCTATTACAACTGTAACAGGAACAAGTAGTGTTATAGAAAGATTTGATTATGTAAGTGAAAACTTTGGTTCACAACATATGCATGGTAATGCAATTACAGATAGAGCAGTATATTATTACGATGATAATAATAGTAAATTTTTAAAATTAACAAGAGGAAAGGGCGGTGGATATATTGTGTCGTCTTTAGGAGACTCTTTAGGAATGCAAAAATATTTTGATTCATTTACAAATCTTAAAATAAACGACAATCCTTTAGTTGCGTTAGATTATTCAAGTATAGATAATCAGGGGGTAATGGGAGATATAGGAGATGCTAACTATTTGGCATATAGATATATGTTCCACAAAGAAGTTATACACACCGCTTTAAAGACCATATTTGACCCAATGGGAGGTTATGGGGGTATATCTCTTGGTTACGACAAAGAGTTTGGAGAAGTTCTTTTAACTATTTATCCAGAAGCTTACCCCCCGTCTACAATAGTTTATAATGA